GATCCTGTTCTTCCGCCGCGCCATGTCCGGGGCGGATCATATCCAGATCAGGGCGCTGACCTCCACGGACGGGGCCGCGTGGACTGATGTGGGGGTGGTGCTTGAGGTGCCTCTCACTGGTGGACGGCTCTCCCCCGCCGTTGTCCGCGAAGGCGTCGGGTCGTGGTCGATGTGGGTTTGGGGCGACAACGAGACCGGCAGTCGCTACACCGCCACCAACCCACTCGGCCCCTGGACCGGGCCAACCTCCCTGACCCTTAACGGTGGTGTGCTCGCAGGGTGGCACGGCGACACCATCAAGCACGACGGGCGCTACCTCATGGCCTACTCGACGCCCGGAAAAGAAGCCTTCCACGCGGCAGTCTCCACGGACGGGATCGCCTTCACCCGGCCCGCCAATCACGTCCTGATGAGTGCCCGCGCTGGCGACTGGGATACCGCCCTGTACCGGATCTCACTGTCTATCCCTTCCGATGCTGCTGGCGTGGTGGACGTCTGGTATTCGGCCATTACCCCCGCCACCGAGCACCCGAGATACACGGGCAGTTACACCCGCATCCCGCTATCCGCCTGGACCTAACCCAACGACCGGGCAAGCGCACATATTGAGGAGTAGTCGGTACATGATAAAGAATGCACTGGATCTTACAGGCGCTCCTCAGGGACTCGATAAGGACCATATTCTTATGTATATGTTCCTTACAAGATTCGAAGGAAGCACTAGACAGTCTTATAGCATATATATAAAAAGTTTTTACGAGTGGTCTTGCGCTTATGGAATTTCTATAACAGAAGCAAAAAGAGTGCATCTTCAGTTTTTTGTAGAACAATTAAGAAAAGAGAAAAGCTCTTATACTGTCCACAAGACGGTAGGCGTTTTAAGAAGTTTTTACTCTTTACTTGAGGCTGACGATATAGTTATAAAAAATCCAGTAGCTCATCTTTCTCTTCCAAAGTTAGATAAAGAAAATATAAAGAGACCTCATCTAAACAGGACTCAATTTTGCGATCTACTAGAGTATGCAAAATCAAGAAGCGTTAGAGATGAGCTTATAGTTTTACTTCTTGGAATAATGGGACTCAGGGTAACAGAAATGTGCAATCTTAATGTTTCAGATACGGAATGCTACATTGATGGATATAGATTGCTTGAGTTTACAGGAAAAGGCGAAAAAAAGGCGAGCCTGCCTATACCGGTGATGGTAGGAAGGGTGCTGGAAAAGCATCTTGAAGAAAGTCTAGAAGATGGACCTTTGATACTGAACAAGTTTGGCAATCGCTTTAACAGGTCTGGAGTAAGTCAATTAGTAAAAAGAATGACACTTGAGGCTGGAGTTCCCTCAGTCACCTCTCACGCCTTAAGAAGATCTATGGTAACAAACTCTCTTAACGCAGGCGCAGATATTAGAGAAGTTCAAAAAGCCGCAAGGCATTCTGATATAAGAACAACATCAAGAATTTACGATCAGGGAACCACTTCCCATGACAGCAGTTCACTCAACGTTCTCGCAGGGTTCATATCAGGAGCGATATGAGTAGAAGGCGAGAAAAGGAGCTTCGATGCTTCTGTAAGCAGATCCCTCTCCTGGCTACCTACGGAGTAGACGGCAAGGGAAAGCTCTTTGTTCACGTAAAAGTATACAAGGGCAAGAGAATTTATCACGAGTCTGTTCTCATGAATGGCATAGTTAAGATCAGATGTCGAAACTGTTTAAGATGGCACAGGGTCAACATTGTTGGAACTAAAGCTGAGCTTCTTGCAACAAGAGTTCCAGAGACGCTACCTCGTGATAGCCCCGACGTGGTGCTGGACGCGCCGTAGTTTGTGTATGTAAAGTCCTCTTTATGACGCGACTCGAACTCTTGACCTTCTCGATGAGAGAGGATGCACCCAAGGCTGGTGACGATTGGTTTAAGATCGTTAACAAGAAGGGCGAGCCAGCCAAGGTCTACATCTACGACGAGATTGGATACTGGGGAACGAGCGCAAAAGAATTCGCGGCCCAGTTTGACGATATCGAAGGTAAAGAGATTCACCTTCACATCAACTCGCCTGGTGGGTCGGTTTTCGACGGACTTGCTATCTCGGCAGCGATCAAGGATCATAAGGCAACCGTTACTGGCAAGGTTGATGGCATGGCAGCTTCTGCTGCATCCTTCATCCTTCAGGCCTGCAATAGCCGAGAGATCGGTCGTAACGCACAGGTAATGATTCACGACGCTACCGCTTACGCAGGTGGCAACGCCCTGCAGATGCGCAAGGCGGCAGACTTGCTAGACCGCGTTAGCGATAACATCGCTGATATATACGCGGTACGATCCGGCCAGCTCGACAAGGCTGGATGGCGCAAGATCATGGTGAAAGGTGACACCTGGTACGATGGTAACGAGGCACTTGCAGTTGGTCTCGTTGACACCGTTATCGACAATCCCGAAGAGGAAGATGAAGAGGTGCCCGACAACTCGTGGACCAAAGAGGAAATCGACGCATTTCTCATCATGCCTGCTGCCCAACTGGCCAAGGACGCGCAGCGTTCGGTCATTACCAACCGAGTCGAGGAGGCTCCTAATATGGGTGACATGCCCAGCACAAAGACCCCGCCCGCCGTTCCGCAGCCCCCGGCTCAGCCAGAGGCAGTTGCACCGGTCGCGCCAGTCAAGCCCGAAGTAGCAACTTCACCAGAGGCTGTTCTTGCACCCAGTACTCCACTCACGCTGGTTATGAACGGAGCGACTGTCACTGACATCTCTGCTATTCAGAACCACATCAACGGCCTCGAGACCTTTAAGAAAGAGACTATCGAGGGAGGGCGCAAGTCCTTCGTCAACAGCCTCGCAGAAGGTCCCAGCCCCAAGATCGCAGCCACGCAGATCACGGACATGGAAGAGTTCGCGCTCTCCCTCTCTAACGAGCAGTTCGCAAAGTGGAAGGCTTCGATGGAAGCCGCCCCCTCCGCGACTCTCCTCGGAAAGCATGGCGCAACCCCAGGCGACAAGTCCGCTCCCGAGAACGGCGTCGAGTCTGAAATCGGCGCCGAGATCGCAACCTTGGAGGGGATCGTTCAGTCGCACCGCGACTCCGGTTCCAGCCAGGAGCAGATCGAAGCCAAGGAATCCTGGAAGAAGCTCCAGGCCCTGATCGCCCAGCAGTCCAGCGCCAGCTGATTCTGTTCAACAAACCTAAGACTGAAGAAGGGACGAGGACACCATGACTGGTGCTTCTTTCAATAAGGGTGGGGGACAGCGCGCTCCGTTCGGTACCAACGAGTACCTGCGGAGCACTGACCCAAAGCCCGTCAAGGAGAGCTACACGTTCTCTGCGGCGAGTCTGCCCGAAGAGACCATCGACGGAGTGGCCCAGAAGATGCTTCTTCCGGGCACTGCTCTGGCAAGTATTATTTCAGGACCCGAGGCGGGTAAGGTTGGAGTTTACTCCACCGACACCGTTGGTGTCACTGACGGTCGATCTGCCGCAGAGAACATCGTCGGCATCAATGACACCTGGCTGCCCTGGCAGCTGATGGAGCATGACTCCAACGTTGCCGCTACGACTGACGCGAAGTGCGTTCAGTCATGGTGCTTCGAATACAATGCAGCCGGCGACCGAGTCGTTCTGTCCAACACTACTGCGGACGCGATGCGTGGGACAAAGTCCCTCGACATCAAGTTCTCGTAAGGAGATTAATAATATGTCGCAGAGTGCCCTCGAAGCCGCTCTCGGAACGCTCCAGGCAGCTGGTGTTGACCTGAGTTCGCTCATGAACGCCTCGCCTATCGGCCAGGACAGGCTCGTCCGCAAGGAGGTGTCCCTTGGTTCGATTCGCGAGATCGACCCGCCCCAGGAGCACATCGCTGACTCCATCTCTCCGTGGAAGGATGTCGGCGCTGATGATGTCATCTTCGACTACCTGACGGTTCAGACCGACGGTCTGGCACCGGCTCGCGCCGAGGATGCTGAGGCCGAACTGGCCCAGAAGGACGACACCATCGCCGGTCAGGGTCGCGCCAGCGTGATCGACTGGTCCCTCAAGGACCACTACGACGCGTCGGACGTGAAGAACTACAAGGACTTGCAGCGCATTGCTGAAGCCCTTCGTGGTGGATCGCTGCCGCTTCTTACTTCGAATCTCTTGCAGGACTGGAACAGCAAGGTCGCTCGTGACCGTGTTCTCCGTCGCCGCAAGCTGGATAACCGACGTGAGCAGCTTGTTATCGACTCGATGTCTGAGGGCGAGGTGTCCTACAATGACGGAAAGATCAAGTTCAACGTTCCGTGGGGTCGCCCTGCCAATCAGTCTGCTGGCAACGCCGCGAACAACCTTCCCAAGGCTGGCGTGACCGCTGGCGTCTGGGATATGTCGAACACTGACGTTATGGACCCAATTCGTTTCTTCAACGAGATCAACGACTGGTTCTTCGACACCTACGGGATTCGTCTCAAGCGAGCCACAGGTTCCAAGTCGGTTTTCAACGCATTCTGGCTGGCACAGAAGTTCAGCCAGCGCGCTGGCCTCGGTGCAACCTACGATGGCGCTGGCGTAGCGGGTGCCCCCGACCTGCTGTACGCAACTGCAGGATGGTCACCGAACGCGGCTCGCGCCGTTGTCGAGCAGAGTACTGGCATCGAGCTGCGTGAGTACGACTCGGTTTACCGGACTCGTCCGCAGGGAAGTAACACGGTCACTTCGACCCGATTCCTGCCCAAGACGCGTCTGTTCTTCGAGCCTGACCCGGCTACGATCTCGGACATCACGCTCACCGAGATCGGCTTCAGCAAGACGCTCAGCTCCCCTCACGTCGAGGGTAACTGGACGCCGGGTTATTATGAGTGGGAAAAGACCACTACTGACCCCTGGGGCCAGGACGTGGGTAACGGGGTCAAGATGTTCCCAGTATTCCCGCACATGGAGTACACCTACGCGGTTGACGTCATTCTTCCGGCCTGATCCAACACCATTAAAGAACCAGGAAAGGAGTAGCCATGGGTAAGCCCAGCTACAGCAAGCCACCGACCCAGGCCTTTGCCGAGATGGTGGAGGCCGAGGATTACGTTCCTAGCACCGTTGTCGGTCAGGCTGACGATAAGGAACTTAGCGAGGACGGTTACGTTAACGTCAGCGCTGAGTACCGCAATTACGCCAACGCGACCGACAAGCCGCGTAACGGCGACGAGGGCGCTGAGTCGGACATTGAGGATCGCCAGCTCGCTGACGACGTTGATCCCGACAAGGGAGCCACCCCTGAAGTGCCCGAAGATGCAGAAGAGGACGAGGAGAACGACGAGGACGAGGAGAACGACGAGGACGAGGAATCGGACTCTAACCCGTTCTCCACTCCGCTGCCCTGATTTACAGGAGTAAAAGATGACTGTCCCCGTTCCTGAGCCTATTGTTGAAAGCGCGTACTGCGCTATTGGCGACCTCAGGACCGGGGACATTCGTCTGCCTGGTTATATTGATCCAGCGCAGCGCGTCGTGGGTGCTGCGGAAGAAATTGATATAGCCATTGGTCACATATACAAGACCCCAGTAACTTTTCCAGACCCAGTCCCGCTAGAGTCGCGCCCTTCAGTTCTCATGCTAAAGAAAGTAAACTGGCTCATTGCCAGCGGTCGCATAATCCTCGATATGGCGGCTGCTGGGGAGAATGTAAACCAGCACGCTTACGGTATGGGAATGCTCAAAGAGGGCCTTGCTATGCTCAAGGTCATCGCTTCAGGAGAAACTCAGCTTGTAAAAGCAATCAAGCTTGATCTGGAGCCTGGACAGTTAGACTACACTGGACCTGTTATTCACAATGAGGACCCATCAAGTCTTGTTGAGGCTTTTTATACAGGCTCACTCCCAATGCCTTACGGAGTGAGCCCAGGACGTACCAAGACCATTTATGGTGACGGACCCCCAGCGTGATTCTGTATGAGTGAGAACTATTATCCAGAAGGTTACGTTTACATTGACACAAAGAATAACGAGAAGTATGTAAGAAGTTGCGGCGAAGGTGGCAACCATTATCCACGTCCCCATGTTCGCCCGGTCGGTGACTTTGCGCCGGTCGTTCGCCGCCCTCATTAACCACCAGCCGAAGTCGTTCCTGTTCCTCGAAGCTCGTCTACTACCTCGTGGCGAAGGTGGAGTCATCAACAACGTCTTCCGTTCAATCTTTATTTTTGACGACTAGGAGGTTCGCACAATGGCTGGACCAACGGGGTTCATAAACTTTGACATAGTTGGAAACAGGGCTGGCGTTCAAAAGATGCTTCTTCATCTTGACTCTTCTTTGTCTCCTGTAGGAATGTATGCCTTCATGCATGGAGCTGTGCAGCCGTGGCTCGTAGAGAGGGCCGAGCAGCGGTTCGCTGGGGAAGGTGACGACGCAGTTGGCAAGTGGGCTCCACTAATGCAGTCAACAATCATGTATCGCGAGAGTGCAGGATTCGGTGGGCCGCGTCCTATAAACAAACGAACCGGAGAGCTTGAGGCTTACATTACCGGAGGTGGGGCTGATGTCACTTCCTTGAATGGAGCATCTGTTCTTACGTTCCCAGACCCAAAGACGAAAATGTCTTACGGTCTAAACAAAAAGGTAGAGACTGCTCAGGTCGGAAGATCGAAAAATCCTAGTACAGTAAAGCGTCCCGTCCTTGGGCTTGGAGAAAAAGATCTAGCAGCCATTATGACAAGGCTTGCTTTTCACGTTCAGGGATGGAAGTCAAAATGATAGAAGTAACTTCTTCCGTATTTCCTACGAACGTCATTGAAGTAATAGAGATTCCACTCAAAGGAATTGATCCAGACATTCAAGTTTTCAAACGACCCTTGAGGAATACTGATCCTCAACAGTCAATTGGAATTTTTGCCCAGATGTGGGACCCGGACGAGGAAAGTTTCGAGATGATGGGCGTAGATAATGCTCATCCTCAGATGCCCACTCTTCAGCGTTATGTCTATGGAATTCAGGCATTTGTAAAAGATGGAGATGAAGAAAGAGGACTTGCTACACACGCATATCTTGCGGGTAGTATACGGAGGGTGCTTTACACGTTCCCTCCCCTCAGGGTAGCGTTAGCGTCGCTCAAGGTTGAGTTCCAAGACGGTTCGGCCGAGAAGCTTACGAGGTGGGGAATTCGCACCGCCCGTTACTTCGCTGGCGAGATCGACGGAGTAAATCTCTACCTTGCTACATTGGAATTCTGGGTCGAAACCGAAACAAGAGGAGCTCAAGCATGACAGACAAAAGCCTCGACCAAGAGGCAACCGAGGAAGATCTCCAGGGGTTGCAGGACAGCAACTCGGAACTTCGAAAGAAGATTGCGGAAGCCAACTCACGAACAGCTTCGGCAGCTCAGGTAACCGAGCGCAATCTTCAGGCTGCCCAGCTTGTAACAGAGCAGGTCAGGCTAGAGGCTGAGCTCGAAAAGGCAGAGTCAGTTGCTGACGCGATCGAGACTGGCGAAGGAAGCAAGGAACTGATGGATAGCATCAAGTCCCAGCTTGAATCGGCTACATTGGTGGCACAGCAGCCTTCTGGTCCCGTTGATACCAACGTCAAGTCCGACGATAAGTCTCTCGAAGACGAAGAGCCGGACGACGAAACCAATCCGCAGTCGGGCTACAACAGCCCCGGCTTCCTGAAGTAAGGAGAGAAACCTCATGGGCTACAGCTCACAGAGTGGTCAGGTCTTGATGAGGACTCAGGATTCGGCGGGAATTTTCCCGGTTGACTTCGGAACCACCTCGATCGCAATGAAGATCAAAAGCGGATCACTTGGACCCAACCGAGACCTGCTTGTTCCTGACATGGAGATCGGTGGAGGCCGAGACGTTTCCGAAGCCTACCTCGGCGCAGCGTCCTGGTCCGGAGACTTCGAGTTCTATGCACGACTCGAAAGCATTTCAACCCTAATCCAGGCTTGCCTCGGAGTTCCGGCTGTTACGGCCCCAGAGGGCACAGCGGGAGCCTGGACCCACGACTTCTCTCCTAGCGACAATGCTACTCTTCCGTACATTGCAGTCGAAGAGCGTATTGGTTCTGGTCTAGAGGTTTACCAGTACACTGATGCTGTTGTCAACTCCTTTCACATGGAGGCAGAGGCAAACGGCTTCCTAATGGGAACCGCAGGCCTCATCGCAAAGAAGCAGATTGCTGGCGCAGCCGCTACTGCAACGCCTGATTTTGACGAGTCTCCTCTTCTCGTCGGAACCAACACTCAGGTTACGCTGGGTGGAATCTCCCTCCCAGCGAAGTCTTTCGGATTTGACATCAACAACAACTTCGAAGATGACGACTTTCGACTGGGCTCTTTCTATCTAGGTGACCTTACCGCAAAGGGCCGCGAGGTTATGGGTAACGTTGCTATCCGCCCAGAGGATAGCGCACTTTGGCGTCGGGCTGTTTACGGACAGTCCGGCCTCACCGAGGTTGGCGGATTGACCACCAAGTCTCCCTTGGTTGTTACCTCGACAACCTACGAGGATATCGACGGCTCGACTCCTATCGTCAAGAGTAGCATTAAGGTCACTTTCCCAAAGATCGTCCTGGAGCCTTTCGCTCTCGAGCCTTCTGGTGACGACATCATCGAGAACGATATCAGCTGGCGTGCGATTCGTAACCAGGTCGGAACCCCGATCTGCACCGTTTTAATCACCAGTGGCATGGAGACTGTCGCCTGATTTTAGGTGACCATGCACTACTTCCCAATCCCCCGAATCTTGCTCTAATAGGTTCGGGGGATTGGGTCGCAGAAAGTGAAGCAAACCAACCAGCACATCACTAGTCCACCGAGAGGGACACATTACCATGACGCTTGGCACCGAAACAGCCCCCGAAGCTACCGAGATGGTCGAAGACCTGACTAGCCAGTTTGAAAACTACTGGGGAACCGAAGAAGAGTTTGTGTTCACTTTGCCTGACGGCAAGCAGAACTTCACGATCAAGCCCCTGGACGAGGGCGGTAAGACTCTCTTCCAGAAGATGACAAACAAGGGCATCCGAGTGAACCAGAAGACTCAGGACGCTCACCTCGACATTGACCCCGCGTCCGAGCGTCACACGCTCATCAAGAACAGCGTTATCGACTATACGCTGATGGTTCCAACCTTCCACGCCGGAACCCAAAAGATCAAAAGCTGGGACAAGCACCCCTTTTCCAAGAAGAGCCTGGAGCAGTGGCTCGAAAAGGCTAACCCCAAGACCGTCCAGGAGCTGGAGCTCTTTATTCGCACGAAGAATCCATGGATGCAGGACAACATGAGCACGAAGGAGATCGACACGGAGATTGACCGTCTCCTTGAGCTCAAGAAGCAGGCCTCGGAGCGTGAAGTGGGGGAAGCCGATTCCGCGAACAAGTAGAGATATTTGTTCGCGGGAACGAGGTCCCTCCTCCTGTCCATCCTGTACTAAGGCTCTACAGTCTTTGTTCTGGAATGGAGTGGAACCATCTTCCTGAGCCAGGTGGTCTGTATCAGCAGAAACCTGAGTTCTTAGACAAGGCTTATTACATAATGGCCGAGAAGTCTAAATGGGAAGAGCAGGACAGGAAAAAGAAAGACAGAGAGTCAAAGAGCCCTCGCGGTGGAATTAAGAATCCTAGCAGGGGCAGGTAGGAAAACACGAAGCCCAGGGTGCTTGTATAGGACCCTGGGCTTCGTCTACTCTGCAGGTGACTATAGGGCACGTCCCAGCGATTGAGGCCCAACGAGACCGAGTGTTAGGTCAGGCCGCTATCAACGCCTATATGAATATAAATGTCAGAGTTTTGAGCGCTGCAGCTCAAACTCAGATAAAGGCTCTTCAAGCACAGGTAGCAATGCTGCAGAAGCAGCTTGTAGCAGGTGGCGCAGCCGCTACCGGACCTAAGTCAATTGGCGGTCCAGCTTCCCTGATGGCTCTCCGTAACTACGGATCGAAGCTTCAGTGGACTGGTAGGCAGATTAGATATAACTTTACTCTGCCAATCCTATTGGCAGGCGCTGCTGCGACAAAGTTTGCTTTTGATAACGAGAAGGCGTTCACTCGCGTCAAGAAGCTTTACGGCGACGATGCTGACGCTTTGAAGTACATGAAAAAGAATCAAGACGCGTGGGGAAAGCGTGTAACTGCAAGCGGAGCAGTTACTAGGGTTTTCAAACGAGAGCTTGAATCACTTGAGAAAGTCTTTGGAGCACTTAGTTCTAGGTACGGCGAAAATCAGAAAGAAATAATTGAAACAGCAGGAGCCTGGGCTGCAGCTGGCTCTTCTGGAGTCGCTCTAGCCAAGAGTACCGAGCTTAGCATAAAGGCTTCAATACTTGGAGACATGGAGCTTGAGAAAGCAACAGAGTCTCTTATTGCAATTCAATCTCAATATTCCCTCAGTACTGAGGGACTAACTACTACACTTAACGAGCTTAACGCAGTAGAGAACCAGACCGGCATCGGGATGGAAGGCCTTATTAAAGGCTTCTCTCGAGCAGCTGGTTCTGCAAGAGAGTACGGAATTGACGTTCGTCACCTTGCGGCTATGCTTGCGGCACTTGTTCCTGCAACAGGAACAGCGACTACGGCTGGTAACGCACTCAAGACAATTATGTCTCGAATCCTTTCTCCCACAAAGGAAGCTGCCGCAGTTATGGCAGAGTTCGGTGTCGTTACGAGCGACGCCACCTGGCAGTCAAGCAACGGTATGGAGCGTCTCCAGATCATTGCTGCAAAGATGGACAACGATCTTAAAAAGACTGGCAAGGGAACAAAAGATCTTGCTGATGATATGTTCCAGTTGTCTGACAGCCAGAGGGCTGTTGTTGCAACAACACTCGGCTCTAGGTATCAGGTCAACCGCTTCCTCGTTCTAATGCGCGAGTTGAGCAGCGAAGAAGGATATTTTCAGAAGGCACTTAATGCAACACAGAACGACATAAAGGTAACTGCGCAAGCAACCAAAGAGCTTAACACAGTTCTTGAGTCCAGCCCGAAGAGGCTTGAGATACTCGGGAACACAATAAAGAACACAATGGCTACAGCCATTGCGCCACTTATTCCTTACATGATATATCTTGCCATGAAGGTTTCTGACCTCATGAAGGCGTTTGGAAACCTTTCGCCGGGAATGCAGAAGTTTATACTTCTTGCAGCAGGAGCCATGGCTTCAATAGGAATCTTTGTTCCACTTCTTGGATCTCTTGTAACTCTCGTTACACTTTTGATAGCTCCTGTCGCCATCGTAGCGAACGCGTTCTTTGCGATGGGAAGAGCTACTGCGGCAGCGGCGGCAGTTACGAAAGCTGCTGCCGTTTCATTCTTTGCCTCAAGTAAGATAATTGCTCTTGCTAGGAATATTGCTGTAGGAGCATGGGTTTCTGGTATGGCGGCAATGAAAGCTCTTGCTATAACCGGCTGGGCTGCAATTAGCGCGACGAACATTGCGGGATGGGCAGCCACAAACCTAGGTACTGTCCTCGGGTGGGTTGTAGGGCTTGGCTTGGAAGCGGCAGGTTGGGCAAAGAAGCAAGGTCTTGTAATCGCTGCATGGGCAAAGTATAACGCTATCAATATTGCCGGATGGACTGCTGATCTTGCAATAGCGAGAGCAGCTCAGGCAAAGAGTCTTGCTACCATTACTGCCGGGTGGCTTGCAACTCAGGCACTTAATGCAATTGCTTGGGTAAAGTACAACGCTGTAACGCTCGGCGGATGGACCGTTAATATAGCAGCCGCTCGTGTTGCAAACTCTACAAAGCTTCTTATAGAGAAGACTTCTGCAGCAGCAAGACTTGTCGTATTAATTGCTGCCTGGGGTGCCATTAGTGCAATAAATTCAGCCGGATGGATAAAGCAGAATTTCATAACAGCAGCAGGAAGCGCTAAGAACCTCGCGTACTGGGGCTCTGCATGGCTAGCAATAAATGCAATAACGATTGCAGGATGGGTCAAGCAGACTCTAATAAATGCTGCCGGTTGGATAAAAAATCAATCAGTACATTCTGCCGCATGGGTCTTGGTTCAAGCTATAACAGCTGCAGGATGGATAAAGACACATGTTATTAACATTCTCGGTTGGATTGCTTACAACGCAGCAACGTTCGCTGGCTGGGCTGCCAGTCATGCGATAACGTTTGCAGGCTGGATTAAGACTCGGGCAATATCGGCAGCGGGCTGGGTTGCTTACAACTCTTCCATCGCGGCCGCTTGGGTAGTAAAAAACGGCATACATGCTGCAGGCTGGGCCTTGACTGCCGGAATTCATGCAGCAGGTTGGATTGCAGTAAATATTCTCAGCGGCAAGGGACTGCTTACTCTTCTGAGAACAGTTGGAACAGGCATGGCAGCAGTAGCAGCTGCAATGTCCTGGCCTGTAACACTTGCAATTGCCGCTGTTGTGTTGGCATTCCTTTTATTCAGAAATAAGGCTCAGCAGATATGGAACAATATAGTTTCATATTTTTCTGATAGCAATAGCGCCATGGTCAAGACTGTGATTAGTGGGTGGAACCTTCTTCCCCAGGGTGTCGCTAACGCATTGACTGCAGTTGTTAGAATAGTTTCAAACGCAGCTAAGCAGATATATGAATGGTTCTCTTACATAAACCCATTCGCTCGACACTCTCCATCTCTGGTAGAGAACGTTACGAATGGCATGGGGGTAGTTAGCAGGCAGTTTGGAAAAGCCTCTTCTGCTATTAGTGGTCACGTAAGGGGTGCTTACCGAGACATTAAATCGTTCGGAAAAGCCATCCGAGGACTTCTCAAGGGTGCCGCAACTTTCGAGCACGCTCAAGAGCGTTCGAAGATAAAGAAGTTTGCTCCGGGCGCACTTAAAGAGTTTGATAAGCTTTCGAAGAGGCTTCGGATTCTCGGAAGAGGTCTAGATAGGCTCAAGAGTAAGATGAGCAGCCAGCAGGCTGTTGTAGACAAGTGGACAGACGCTCTTGATCGCGCAAACAAAAAGCTGTCAAAGCAAGAGAAGGTTCTTGAAAGACTCCAGAAGCGCCAACAGCGTTGGCAGGAAGATCTTTCTGCAGCTCAAGACAGCTTGAACTATTTTGCATCTGCACCCATCGAGGGTATGGGAGCTATGGGCGATGCCATCTTTGAAAACGAAATGGCTCAAAAGAGTCTTCGTTACGAGATGATGAAGCTCGAAGATGTTGTAGGAACACTTGACGAGATTAAGAGTAAGATAGAAGCCGTAAACGGAGCGCAAGAACTTCTGAGCGGACAAAAAGCAGGCCTCAGGTCTGGTGGCGCTGGTAGTGAGATTCTTTCGCAGTACGACGACCAGATATCGGCACTTGAGAAGACAAAGAATCAACAGAATGAAGCTGCTGACGCACTGCAGAATATGAGTGAAAAGATTTCAGATCTGCAGCGAAAGGGGGAAATGCTAGATCTGGAAGAAAGCCTCAAATTCGATCCTTTGACTCGACAGATAGACAAGCTCGCAAACGCTATGGAAGAACTTCCATTCGATGTTATTATCGCTGGAGTAACTAAAGCAGCGGCAGACATAGAGATCTATGAGAAAAAGCTCAGGCAGGCGACGAGGGCTGTAGAGAAGCAGGGGAAGGTAGTTGACAGGCTTACTGACGCGAGAGACAGGATGCAGGATTCCCTGAACCTTGAGTCTGAAAAACTTGAAGAAATAAGAAGCAAGTACGAACTTGTTGCCGAGGCGATAGGTTCCGTGGAGCAGGCAATGAGTCAAGCTTCGCAGGCAGCTGGTTCTATGGCTGACAAGATAGCCAAGGCCAAGGAAGCAAAAGCTAAGGCTAAGGCTGCAAAAAAGGCAAAGATTCCTAAGAAGGAAATACTTTCTCCTGCTGTTCAGAACTTCCGTGATGCAGCTGGTGGCAACTTTGCTAAAGTTTCCGGCAATGGCATTCCTTTCCGAACAGACTGGAGTTCCCAAGAAGACGGCCTGAATGATATGTTCCAGGATCTAACGGAATTGCAGGCCAAGCAGTTTGCCAAGTTTAACCCATTCGATCCTATTATTAAGAAGTGGGAACAGTTCAAGGGATGGTGGGGCGGAGCCTGGGGCAGGCTTGTTGACTCAACTAAGGATATGTTCTCAGAGATATTCTCCGGTGTAGGTGGCGGAGACGTAGACGGCAAGCTTGATAAGATAAAAGAAAAGTTTAGAGCCTTTACGGACGAGATAAGAATAGTATGGGAGAAGACGAAAGAGTTCTTTACAAGTGTTGGCAAGGCCTTTAAAGCCTTCTGGAGGCTAATAGAGCCTATCCTGACGGAAATAAAAGAGACTGTACAGGAAGCTCTTGGCAAGGCCTGGGAGAAGATAGGACCTGAGGTTGAGGCTATATTCAAAGAGCTTGGTCCCCTCTTTACAAACTTCCTAGCAGCCGTCAAGCCAGTCCTTGCAGTCCTTGGTCTCCAGTTTGCTATCCTCTCATCGGTGATTCTAAACGTTTTCAATAGGATTATAAAGCCTGCCATAGAGATGTTCGGCTCTGTTATAGCAAACGTATTTCAGGTTGTGCGAGGGATACTGCAGGTCTTTAGTGGTTTCTTCATGCTGTTCACTGGAGACTTCAAGGGTGCTTTCGAGAAGATGGGCTCAGGGATACTTAATATATTCTCTGGCATCTTCGGCACAATAGGAGCTTTGTTTAAGGGAGCATTCAAGATGCTGCTGGGCCTCGTCATGGGAGTGGTCGAGGGAATCTTTGGATTCTTTAAGTGGCTATGGAATGAACTTGTTGGTAACTCTATCGTTCCAGACATTATTGATGGAGTATGGTTCTGGTTTGAAAAGCTTGGAGCCCTGGGTAAATGGGTTTGGGACAAGGTTCTAAAGCCAGTATTTGATTTCTTTGTTGATGCGTTCAGACTTGTTATCGGAGCTGTAAAACTTTGGTTCCAAGGAATTAAACTCGCTTGGAGTGTACTCGCTACGCTCGGTACATGGTTCTGGGAGAACGTCCTCAAGCCTGTTGGGGAAGTTTTCGTATGGCTTTGGGACAAGGTAGTTAAGCCCAATCTGGAGTTCTGGTGGGATGCCATAAAGCTCGCATGGGGCGCACTCGCCAAGCTCGGGACCTGGTTCTGGGATAATGTTCTCAAGCCTGTCTATGACAAGGTTAAAGAGGTGTGGGACAAGTACATTCAGCCTGCACTCGCCTTCTGGTGGGAAGGAATGAAGATAGAGTGGAAGGCGCTCAAGGCTGCAGCGACCTGGTTCTGGGATAATGTTCTCAAGCCTGTCTACGACAAGGTTAAAGAGGTTTGGGATAAATACGTTAAGCCAGCACTCGATCTCTGGTGGAGCGGAATTAAGACTGCTTGGGACAAGCTCAAAGGCTTGGCAGGTTGGGTCTGGGATAATGTTCTCAAGCCTGTCTTCAATCAGTACGAAAAGCTTTGGGATAAGGTTAAGCCAGCTCTCAATCTCTGGTGGAGCGGTATTAAGAAAGAGTGGGACATACTCAAAGGCTTGGCAGGCTGGGTCTGGACTTACGTCCTAAGGCCTGTCTTCAATCAGTACGAAAAGCTTTGGGATAAGGTTAAGCCAGCTCTCAATCTCTGGTGGAGCGGGATTAAGAAAGAGTGGGACATACTCAAAGGCTTGGCAGATTGGGTCTGGGATAATGTTCTCAAGCCTGTCTTCAATCAGTACGAAAAGGTTTGGGATAAATATGTTAAGCCAGAACTAGAGCTCTGGTGGAGCAGGATAAAGACTGCTTGGAATAAGCTCAAGGATCTCGGCGGTTGGATAAAAGATATCGTTATGGACCCAGTTTTCAATGCGTTCAAGAACGGCTGGGAGCGCATCAAGGAGTGGCTTGTCGACTCCAAAGACATGCTCGCATCTCCCGCTAAGGCTATAGTTTCAACTGTTGTTAAAGCTGTTAACCTTCTGATAATGGGACTGAATGCCATTCCTAAATCCCTTCCTGGATTCAACTGGAGCATTAAGCCAATCCAGCTCGCCTCGGGCGGAAAGATCCCTGATCACCTAATGGCCGAAGGTGGAAAAATACCGGGACGCAGGGCCAATGCAGGATTCAAGACAACCGGTGCTCGTGCTATCGTTGGTGAAGGAAAGGCCAACTATCCCGAGTTTGTTATTCCAACAGACCCGACTTATCGAAACAGGGCCAAGGGCCTTCTCGACATAGCTGCATCCAAGATAGGCCACAACACCCTTGCCTCATCTAATCTGAAGAACGTTTCTGGAAATGGAGCCATTCCTCAGTTCGGCATAGGTGGATGGCTTGGAGATAAGTACGAGGACGCAAAGGGTCTTGCTAAAGACATATCAAACATTCCACGCAAGATCTTTAGCAAGACAATGGACCCGCTCCTCAATGCCGGTGCTGCTACCGTTAACAAAGTGAAGTGGGAGCCAGTCAAGCCTCCACCGTTGTCAATGATAAAGGAAATGAAAGAGTGGGTCAAGGGCTCAGAGCAAGCTCTAGGCAAGTCTATTGACAAGTACACTGTCCCAACAGGCGGAAATGTAAGCCTTGACCCTGTTGCTAATGGAAACGGAACTTCCTCATGGAAGGGTGGAACGTTCACCAACCAGTTCATCTCGGCCATGCAGAAAGCGGAGCAACTTGCTGGATCGAGCATGTCTGTTATGCAGGGTGGATTCCGACCGACGACAAGTTATTCTGGGACTTCCCACCAAGCGGACGCTGTTGACATCCGCCCGAACAATGCTTTAATCGGGGCAATGCGTAGGGTTGGAATTGCTGCAGGAGACCGTACCGGCCTAGGTTCCTGGGCACCACACACACACGCGGTACCGGGTCCTGGGGCGGGTAGGGCTGGAGGATCGGCTATCTGGCAATTCCAGGATTACATGGCACGCGGTGGGATGAATCAATCCTATAGTTCTCCGTGGGGACTAGAGGAGGGTGGTATAGTTTCTAGAACGCAAGGTGGAGTCAAGGCGCTGCTTGGAGAGGGTCGCAACGATGAAGCCGTTGTCCCCCTTCCTAGAAACTGGAAGAGCGCTGGGTCTGGCCCGTTCGGAGAATCGAGCGGTGGGGACGAGATAAACTTCTACGGAGATCTTTCCTTCCCGAACATTACTAACCCAGATGATGCACACGACTTCATCGAGAACCTCAAAGCGCTAGCGAAGGACTGAACATGGTAACTAAGATCGCAGGTTCAAACGAACAAGGATTGGATCACAAGAAAGCTTCTGTGATTCTTCTTGACGGAAGCGTTGCGGTATCTGTTGCCGAACCTGACAATATTGTCGTTTATCACAGTTTTGACAGAGTAGTCTGGACAAGGAAGGTCGAGGTCCAGATCACCGGCGTTCCGAATCGAGACTTCTCTACCGCAATGGACGTTTATCCAGATGGTTCTATAGGGCTGTTTGTTCTGATGGACGAATATATTCGTTATGCAGAGATAATTACATCAGGACCGACTTGGACTGAAACTAACAGTTCTTTTAACGTTGAAAGAGCAAATGGAGAAAAAATTTGGAGCAATTCTTTCGACGCTACTATATCTGAAACTGGAGCTGTTCATGTTGCTTTTATCGTAAGTAATATTAACAACGATTATTCTCACATTACAGAATCTTCCTACTCTTCGACAGTTTCAAGAAGAGGAGCTTGGCTCAGAGTCGCCAATAGGTCTGTCGCTGGAGTCTGGTCATTATCTTCTACTGATATACAATTAACTATTCCTTACTCAAGCTCTGGGTCAACTACAGAAGGTGCTATTACTTATGCACAAATGTTATCTATTGGACTGTCCCACCAGGGCGGACTTGGATCTTCTCAGAATTCCGCTAGGCCAATAGTAGTTGCGTTAGGTACTGGTAGAAATTATGGAGAAAATGGAATAAAGGTTTACACAGCAAAAATAAGTGATAACTCTGCCGATCTTCAAGAATTCACCTACCGAAAGATAATAGGTGAATTAGACTTTACTACCGCTACTAGCCCTTACAGATATGTAAAGAGGTTCGGCAAGATTGTATGGGAGGGGGCTGATGAGTTTACTGTTGTTGTAGGAAGACAGTTGCCTACAGTGAAAGTCTGGGCAGCTCCAATATCATGGGACGGGACTACTTATTCAGAAAGAGTTTCCACTCAATCTTTTGACCACGACATCCAGCCTTACTCTGCGACCGGACACTACCAATGCTCCGTAGGCTTTGGGTACTCTTCTCTTGGAATATTTCACTTTATATGGCAAGAAAAATACTTGAATGATGCTAGAATGGAAACCTTCGATTGCTTTAATATATCTTTTTCAAGTTCTTCCTTCATGTGGTCTCAGGTTAACAGATGGACAACAGAAGTTTTGAGAAGTGATAGCAGATACTTTGAGGTATTCTCTCCGCTAGGGAGAACATCTCTTCTTTCTGACAATTACGATGTTTTTATTCCGTACAGAGGCGCCTACGCGACTATACATCCTGAAGGACTTTACTATCAGGGAAAGGTTCCCCTCCCAGCTCCGGTAAATGCATCACCCTCCGCTGGAGGCTCTGTGCTGACTTCTGAACCTGCAATATACGCTGACCTTGATTTTGATACAAAATATTCACAAGTTAGTTCTAAGATAAGATTCAGGTTCGCTAAGGACATATCGTTTTCAACCGGAGTTAGAGATTACACCCAGGCCGACTCTCAACTCAAGTCTGTAAATGGAACTGACGTACCAGGATTCTTTGTAAGATTTAACGAAATCCTTCCTTTCTCTAAAGCTTTAACGCAGAATGACTGGTACGGAAGAGTCTCCGTGATTGACTCTCTTGGAAAGGAAAGTCCTTACTACGAGTTTGGGCCTTTCACTGTAACTCACCCCCCTACATCAACTGGCGTTACTCCAGGAGCTAATCAGACTTTTGTGTTCACCGGAGGCCCTGTCGGATTCGATTGGTCATTTTCTGACACATGGCCTAATGACTCCCAGTCCGCGTATCAGGTAACTTGTTCTGTTGACTCTACATCTGAGCTTGTCTTTGACTCAGGAAAGGTATCTAGCAACAATACGATTCATTACTTTAGTATTCCCGCTTCAAGGAAAGACGTAACTCTAAGGTGGAGAGTTCAGGTATGGGACCTAGACGATCGGACAGGAAGCTTTTCTTCTTACTTGTACTTTAGGCTAAGTGACGCACCACTGGTCAGTATTCAATACCCGACCGACGGCACTGCTGTAAACTCTAGTTCTCCGTACCTAGAGTTTACGCCAACTCTTGCTGCAGGAAAGTTTCTGACTTCCTACAGGGTTGTTATAACCGAAGATGGATCTCCTTTCTACAACTCTGGCGCAGTTAGCACTTCTCCAGTTTACACTGGAGAAAAAGTCTCTTGGACAACAAATACGAAGTCTCTAACTATTAACAGAAACTACTCTTCTGTAGTTTCTGTGACTGACGATCTTTCCCTAGAAGGCACTTCAGATCCTACATACTACAACACGACGTGGGCGGAGCCTGCAGTTGGGGTCCTGACTGTTTCTACTGTAAACTACAATGTTGAAGGAAAGGGTTACATCAGTGTTCTCTGGGATGACAGTTCTAGAGATCCAAACTTTCTTTATTACATTCTAGAAAAATCAACTGACAGTGGTGAATGGATTGTTGTCAACTCTATCTATGAAAGAATATCGTTTTACGAGCACAGGGATTACGACCTAGCATCAGGAGCGGTCGGAACTTACAGGCTTACTCAGTATGTTGACACTCTCGGAGAAACTGTAAAATCTCAACCGAGTCCTAGCGTTTCGGGTTCAGCAGTAACTGACGGCTACTGGATACTAACTCCATTCGCTACTGAAGGAAGTCAACTTACTGCTTTTAAGCTTTCAATAGTAACCTCTGATGCTTACACGGAAGAGTACGAAAAGGCGGAGTTTAACCTTATCGGAAGAGGAAGGCATGTGGATGAGGGGGATCGCTTTGGTTACCGAGGATCTCTTACTGCTCAGCTGAGAGACTCTGAATACGCAACCGCTAGAGAAAAGAAAGTTAAGATTGAAGAGAAGAAGGCCCTAGGAGGATTGACGTATATGCGAAATCCTTTTGGAGATGTCTTTGAAGTGTATATTGACGACATTCAGGTAAGCAGAATAGCAGGTGTTGGCGTTTCAGAATTCGTTGACGTTACGATTCCTTACATTGAGGTAGGAAGATGAGCATACCTTCTGACGAAGTTGTCAGAGCTATAAATGCTGGCGTTACTCGCGTTACTCGAAGAGCAGAGATATTCGAGAGTGACGGAGTAACTCTTTGGGGCTCGGAGTCTCCAGGGATGATTGACGGATCAATTTCTATTGATTACTCAAGAGATGAACGAAGAGTCTTAGAATTGACTCTTAGTAACACGTCGGGATGGCTGAGGCCAGATCCTGCTGATGGCTTTTGGTACGACAAGATAATAAAGGTATGGAGAGGTGTTACTTATTTTAGAGACACAAGCCCTCCGACCATGGTTATCATAGAATCTGAATCAACACAAAGAGCTTACGACTTTCAAGCAATACTTAATCAACTTGGCTATACTAAAACTTCAGTTCTTCTCACAGCGAGCACATACGCTGACATATCCGATTACGATTTTGTGATTTCAGATATGGGAAAAGGCAAGCCAGGTAAGCATCTTCTTTTAAAGGAAGCTTTTTCTTACGGAAAAAAGATTATAACAACAGGAAGTCAGAGCACTGGATCAGAAATCCCAATGATTGCTATATCTTCTTCCTACATAAGTAACTACAAAATAAACAAAGGACTTTTTCCAAACAGAACAACTAGTCCTGACTACAACTGGAGCAGTAGTGTAGTAACAGGATCTAGCGACACTGTTGGAATAGGCGTCGATACACTCAACTCTTACAGTGAAGCTGTAAGTTTTCAAGACGTAAGCGGAAGCAATCGTCCTTCATCTTTCATCGGGTGGAATAACGAAGGGGGGAGATGGTTTCATTACCAGCCCTCTGTTTTTTCTGAACAGTCAAAAATTCTTCTTAACGCTGCGGTAGAGTGGGTCTGGAACTTCGTTCCGGTCGGAGTGTGGGAAACTCAACTTGGAGAATTTTATATTGACAGAATAAGCGACTCCATATTTCCTAAAACCGTAAGGGTTACTGGAAGAGATGGAACAAAGAAAATGATAAACAGCAAGATTTCGCAGAGCTTGACTTTCTCTACCGGAACTCTTGTTATCGACATAATATCTGCTCTTGCTAACAATTCTGGAATATTCAAGCATAGAATATTTCCTGGCAAAGAAGTTCTTACGAGCACATTTTCGGTAGAGAGAAACTCTTCGAGATGGCAGGTTGCAAAAGATCTTGCAAACTCTTTCAACTATGAATTATACTTTGACAGCAACGGCTACCTAGTGATGGAGAAGTTCAAGGACCCGACACTAGGTGCGATAGATGCTACATTCGAAACTGGACCAAAGTCTAATCTTTCAAAGTTCGAGAGGTCTACAAACGATTCTAACCTATTTAACAAGGTTGTCGTTATAGGTGAGCGCAATAACGGACAGATGCCATTCTACGGAGAGGCTGTAAATACTGCCTTAGGATCTCCAACTTCTGTATCCAGGATAGGCGAGAGATTAAGAGACCCTATAGTTCTTGGAACATTTTCTTCCAACCAGCAGTGCAAAGACTTTGCTAAAAGCATACTCAAAGTTTCTTCTCTGGAAACATATGAGGCCAATGCTGAAGCTATATGCTATCCATGGATGGAAGTAGGTACTGTCGTTGAAATATTAGACCCTGCTAGACTTCCTAGTGACCCAACGCGCTACCTAAACGTGTCCGTAACGATACCCCTTTCCCTCGGTGTCATGTCCTTTAGTTGCAAGCGCATAACCATAGTAGGAGGATAGAGGAACCATGAAATTTGGTGATGTAAGCACCGCAGGGCAAATGAGAGATGTTATTTCTGGTATAGCAAAGTCAGCAGTCATGGGATTCGGCATAGTTCCAAGGACTGGAGAAGTAGTAAGTGTTGATTCTGTTCAACATTCTGCAGGCGTTAAACTCGTAGGTGAAACTTCCACAATAAACGTCTCCTATGGAAAGTTTGCAAATCCTCTAATAGGAGAAATTGTAAGAGTAGAGGGAAAGACAGGCTCCTATTACATAGCAAACTTTGTTACATATGCTGAACTTACTGTTGACAGCACTTCAGGTGCAGTTTTGCAGGTCAACGGCAAGCCTGGACCTTACGTAGACCTGGTAGCTTCTGATGTTGGGGCGAGGGCTGCTGGAAACGTCCCATGGACGGAAGTTTCAAGCAAGCCTACAACGTTCCCGCCTTCTGTCCACGATCACAACACCCTCTATCCTCCACTGGCTCGACAGATCATCTCGGGCACAGGAATGACAGGGGGGGGCGACTTTACTGCGAACCGAACACTTGCGGTGACCTACGGAACGACTGCAGGAACAGCGGCACAGGGAAACGACTCTCGGATTACGACGGCTGTCCCGAACACTCGACAGATTAACTCGGGCACAGGAATGACAGGGGGAGGCGACCTTACTGCGAACCGAACACTTGCGGTGACCTACGGAACAACTGCAGGAACAGCAGCACAGGGAAACGACTCTCGACTCTATGACGCTCGAACCCCTACAACTCACGGTCATAGCGAGTACGCTCTTGGTTCAAGACTGATCACTTCGGGCACAGGAATGACAGGGGGAGGCGACCTTACTGCGAACCGAACACTTGCGGTGACCTACGGAACAACTGCAGGAACAGCAGCACAGGGTAACG